AGCACAGCAGCTAATTGTTCTACAGAGGTAGGGCAAGTCTTTTTCAAAATATCTCCGTGTCCGTTTAGGTGAAATAGTAGATTTACGAAATCATCCTGTTTTAACAAATCCCATAATGGTTCTTGCTCCATTAGTTTTTGTAAGTGTGCTTCGTTTTGAATATCTTTATATACATTGACATTTAGAAAGTCGATCTTAAAATATCCACGCTCTTCTGCTTCATTATACTCGATTGCAGATAAACCTGTGAGAGGATTAACTGGAATTTCATGACAATATACACCTGTATTATGCTTCTTGTTACCGTTAATCATTGCCGGAATATGTGGTATAATTGATAGCACTTCGTCTCTGTTAGCAAAATCTAAATCAACGTCTGGCATTATTTTCGCCTGATTTTGCGAGCTTATGCAGCATCATATATTGATCGTAGGCTTTTTGCACTGTAGGATATTTCTCTCTTATCGCTTTATCTGCGTTTTGCCGTTCAATATAATGATTGAAAACATCCATACTACCTGTGTATTTCATACTCTCTTCTACCCGTTCATAGAAGTCTACCAATGCTTCTAATGCACTTTCGGGAATTTGAATAGTATGTAGAATTTCAGTTTCGTAGTGAGTTGGCATATTGTTGATATCATCATATCGATAATAAGTGATATGTTTCGGATAGGAAGGTGTCCTGCGGTTAGAATCGACAATGGTCATTCGCCATCTAGATAAAAATTCTCTGGCTTTATTAAGTGTAGTCATGCTATTCCGGTCTCTTTGCATATTTCTTTAACTAACGCAACATCTGCTGGCGTTTCTCTAAAACGCTTTACCCAATGCGGCATGTCTAATGCTGGAGCTATCATATCTAGTTGATCGTCACTAAACTTACTCAACATTTCCTTGCCACTGCGGCAATTTAACATTACCCAACAACTGATTTTTCCATTTTTGATATCATGTACTGCACGATTTAAATTAACATAGTTAAAATAATGTGTATAATTTGCAGAGTTAACTTCTCCCCATTCGATCATTGTAGCAATAGTACGCTGTACCGCAGCTTCTACAGGTTCTACTTTAAGCATATCATAAAGATATTTTTCATAAAGTTCGTCTCTGCACCAATGATCTAACTTTACTCCGCTTTTAATAACATAATCAATAAACTTATCGGGATAAAGAGGATTAACATTATTGACAAAGCTACCAAACTTGACGAAAGCATTATAATAGCTAGTTTTGCAAAATTCTTCATAACTTTTTTTCTTCTTTGCATTTTGTGTAAGTTGGAAAAATCTATTGAATGCCATATAACCAGCCTGGACACGCTTCTCATCTTTTTGAAGAGCACGACGCTTCTGCTCACAGAGGTGACTAAATAAAGTTCGGGGAAGAACAAATTTTTTACCACAATGAACACATTGATTTGGCTGCTCCACTAACAACGGGTTATTCATCATTTATGTTCCTACTAAACAAATATACTTCATGGTATTATAACATTATTAACAGCGCAAAGTCAAGAGACATTGCAGGATATACAGAAAAACATCATATTATTCCTAAATGTTTAGGTGGTTCAAATGATCCTAGCAATTTAGTTCGGCTGTCTGCTAGGCAGCATTTTGTTTGTCATTTATTACTAACAAAGATGCTAAGTGGATCTGCAAAATATAAAATGGCTTTTGCCTTGAATCGAATGTTGACTTCTAGTAAAAAACATAATAGATATACTCCTAGTTCTAAAATGTATGAGTTATCGAGAAAATTACGCAGTGAGGCAATATCAAAAGTTCATAAAAATATTCCAGAATCTGCAGAATCGAATTTAAAAAGATCGATATCTCAAAAAGGAATTCCTAAAGGACCAAAAACAGAAGAGCACAAACAAAAATTAAGTATTGCAAAAAAAGGAAAACCTTCAAAAAGAAAAGGAATTCCTTCGGGTAAGAAAGGGTTAACTTACGAAGAAATGTATGGGATAGAAACTGCATCTAGACTTAGATTAAAGCGTTCTGAACAATCTAAAGGCCGAAAAATTTCCGAAGAAACCCGAAGTTTATGGTCTAAACAGCGAAAAGGAAAGACCTGCGGTAGTAAAAATTCTAACGCAACTCCGGTTGTTGTAAACGGTATAGATTATGCCTGCAAAAAATATGCACAGGATGCTCTAGGAATCACGCTTTACGAATTAAACAAGTTATTGAAAATTAGTTCTTCATAAAACTCTTGCCGCAATGCACACAGTTAAATGGTTGTGCCTCTAAATTGATCACGGTTTAGAATTCTCATAGTTTTTAACCATGCGATATAACGGGTCTTGTTCAATAATTAACAACCGTTCGGGGAATCTAATATGAACTTTACTATCATCGAGATAAATTTTTCCATCTTCGATTCTTGTCACAGTACAGATTGCGAGGTCTGTGCTACTACGACCAACTGATATTGCGCGAGCAACTTTACATCCTAAGTTGAATGCAAATCCTAGTTTATCCTTCATTATTCATATTCCTTGCGCTGCTTTTTATCAAAGCCCATTTTGTCAAATAATTCATTTTTATCAGTTTTGGTCATCATACTGGCCATTAACTTGATATCTTCGAGTTTCATTGCTGGATAAATTTCTGCCAACAGCTTTTCAATCTTAACTGCTTTTTCCTTAGTTCCAGCTTTAAGATACGGATGATATACCTTAATTCCGCCGCCACAACTTGCAAAAAGTTTCCACAATAGTGCTTTATGATTCTTGCTTAATATCCAATGATCTTTATTAACTAGCTCATTAGTCATCTCTAGGAACCATTCCTGCAACTCTTGATCGCCCTCTACATTACTGACATATCGCATTAAAATATAGGGACTGAATGATTTCTTCTCTTCGTCGGTGAGTTTATCATAGAAATTATAATTCCTAAGATCGACCCCCGCTAATTCTCGTTTGATATCTAATGCCATATTCAGTTCCTATTATACTAATTTTATGTTAGATTTACAATCTGTGATTTGACCAAATTGATTTCGTCATTGATTGCAAGACGCTTTTTCTTAAGATGTGTAATATCTGCATCTTCGAAATGCCCGTTTGATTCCATTAAATCAATCTGTCGATCTAACACGGCATGCTTTTCTTGTAGGTGATTAATATGATGATTGAGTTTTTCTTTAGTAAGCATTAGTTTACCTTTCTTTTACCAGCAACGGGTATAGTGGACCAGCTCACACTGGCGACTAACTTCTTTAACAAAATATGCACAGATTGGATTTTCTCCGCCGTGCAATGGGGCACATAAAAGTTGTCCTGGTTTCATTTTAGGAAAATACCATTTAACATCTTGATAGACATTAATGATATCAATGTCATAGAATTCTGGTCTAAATGATCCTAGTGGATTAAATGTAAAAGTCTTAAATCCGCGATCGTTTAAACTAGTCAGGGGTAATACTTCTAATTCTGGGCCTGCCGGATCGCCTACAATAGTACACCAATCTAGAGGCATGGTGATTTCGTGTTTGCCTATTCTTAATACTACTGCCGGGCCTGTAAATGATTCTAAAAATATCAGCGGCAAAAAGAAATAATCTGGATTTTGATTATCACTATTGTCGAGCACTGCGAATCTAAGATCGTCATCTACAATATCTGGTAAATCATTTAGGAAAAATGTTTTGTTTTCTAATGTAAGGATTTGAATGTTAATTCTCCATAAATAATATATAAATTGCAACCATCCATTGTACGGAGATTATTAAGTGTTTCTGCAAAATAAATATTCTAGTGTATATAATAGCATAATCGAACGAGCTAAGTCAAGAACATTATCTCCTGGTACTTATACAGAAAAGCATCATATTATTCCAAAAAGCCTATGAGTCAAGAAACCCGAAAAAAACTATCAGAATCTCGAAAAGAAAAGTATTCTAAATTATCTAGCTAAGGTACTATATTTTAACTTTCTCGATTGTAAATTGGTATTTTGCTTCTTTATAATACCGTTTTCTTTCTGTTAGATGCTTCTTAGCATATTTCGTATTCGCAGTAAAATCGTAGATCTCGACATGATCTTTATCATTAGCTTTACGCAGGCCTCGTCCAATACTTTGGATAACTCTTACAAACGATTTTCCTGGTTCAACCAACACAAGATTAAAAATTCTAGGAATATTGATTCCTACCGCAGCAACACCGTACGTTGCAATCGTAATTTTATTATCAGATGATGCAACTTCTGCGTATGCTTCTTTTCGATCTTTTGATTTAACTGCGCCGGATATAAACTTAACATCTGGATCTTCTTTTAGAATAGAAAATAGATTACTCAATTCGAGTTGAAGCTTTTTGCCACATTCGATTCGGTCAACTAATACCAATGTATTTCCTGAAGCAGATACTTCCTTAATAAACTTCGATAGCCATTCTATTCTTTCCTTGTCTGTAACCAAGTATTTTAATTCTTCAGGATATGAAGAAAACTCTCTAAATTCCTGTGTTTGAATAATGTTTACATGACAATTGCTAAGAATTCCTTTTTCTTGTAGCTCATGTGCGTTAACTTGACCTACAACATCTCCTAGGCTGCACTTGATGCTTTCGAATTCTAGCTCATCTTTGGGAATAGTTCCTGTGAGCCCCCATCTAATCGGAGCATTTCGTAAATTCTGAGTAAGAAGATTTTTTAATACTTCTGCTTTGGCTTGGTGGACTTCGTCAACAATAACGGTATTGACATTTTCTAGAAACTCAGCAAGAGAAATAATATCATGTTCGTGATTCTTACTCTTCTTGTCTAATATGTTAAGACTCTGCCAAGTGCATATAGTATGAGTTTTATCTAAATCTTTGCGATCACCGTAGTATACGCCTACATCTAATCCTACATTAACAAAGTCTTCTTCAGTTTGCTCAACTAGACTTTTGTTTGGAACAATTGTAATTGTTCTTCCGTATTTTTCGCAAATTTTGCTCATTGTGGCAGTTACAATGGTTTTTCCAAAACCTGTAGCAAGTGCCTGGAGAGATTGTGGATTTTCTAAAAATGTATTGATTGCGCGAACTTGATCTTCACGCAATCTAATAGGCTCGCCTTCGAATCGATGTCCAGTGGGCCAAGTTTGATCGCCCCAGAACTCTTCTGTAATTTTATCAAACTCTAAGGGTTCGTTAGTTCTTTGGTCTTCGACTTCGATATAGTATCCCCATTGTTCTAATAATGGAAGTACTCGATCTAGTGTACTAATATAAGTAGTTCCGCCGAGACCAAAGAAACTAACACACCCGTCCCATCTTCCTAACCGATAAGCTGGCTGATATCTTGCACTCTGTTGAAAATACTTAAACTTCTTTACTAGCTCTTTTCTAGTATCTAAGTCTAGTCCTGTTATTTTAACATTTATTTCGTCTTTTATAATAATTCTTGCTGTTGCCATTTGTTTAATACTACCGGTTGTGTTATGCTATAATACACTAGATTACAGGAATTTTCAACCACTGCGTTCATTGAAAAATGCATATACTGGTAATATCCTAGATTAATTATAGTGTTAAATTTAATACCTGCCTTGATTAATGGCTTGGTAATTTTAGTGCTTACAAATACTATTCTTGTATTGTGATCAGGTGCAGTGTTAAGTTGGTGATCTTTAACATATTGATTAAATGCATTTTGATCATTTGGTAATCTAAACATAACACTAATCGCTGTATTATCGATACCCAACCTTTGGGCTAACTTAACCCACTTTTTTGTGAGTTCTAATTCGCTGCCGCCGGGGACAATGATAAGAATTGGTTTGTTATGCATTAACAAATTTTCAAATTCGTTGATATCTACGACATCGCTGTTAAACCACGGTCTGTTTTTCTTAGTAGATAGCAATACTGTCTTAGTAACAGCGTTTACTTCTTTATTAATTTTGTCTTCAACGTCGTCACACCAAGTAGTGATACCATAAGATCTTGCATGGAATAATGCTTCGACTAGGTTATCAGTGTCCGGTTGAGGGATCAATGCATGAGCATTGTCGATAGAATATTGTCCATCGCGATGTACTAATAATGGAATATTTTTTTCAATATTCGATCTAATACTATTGCATTCGTTGTAATATTCTAGAAACTCTTCCGATGATTGAAAATCCCTAGATAGCACAGAATCTCCGATCTTAAGAATGTTGTGCTCAGTTAAACTGAATACCCAAACCTTGTCATTTTGATCAAACGCACCTCGATGCAATTGATGAACCGACGAATTTAAAGAACGGAAATGTTCTACTAACTCTTTATCAAACGGAAATCTAACAACTATGCTAGATCCTTCGATACCTGTGTTCGGAGATTTTCTTTTTTCGATAGAAATTTTTCTAATATTATTCAAAGTTCGAAATGGCTTTTGCCAGTTAGCAACTTCTAGAATTTCAGAAATATCGTGAATTACCGATCGCAGAGAATCTTTATGAGTATTCAATATGCAAAGGATTAAAGATCCTTGCTTTTCAGTAACGCTGTCATTTAGGTAAAGTTGATCACAAATGCTCTGCATTATTTCCATGTCTCTATAGGAAATAAGGTGACCAAAATTATTCGTTACTAACTTGATTAGATCTTCAATATACATGATTGCCTTCCTGCAAACTCGGTGTTGTATCGTGTATTATACAACAGATGTATTAAAAAATCAATTGTTAAATGTGAACATAATACCAATTCTTCCATTTTTCTTTTGTATTCATACATCTTTTACGAATAGAATAATCGGATAATTTATAAAATTCAGCTGCTGACGTTATAGTTTGAAAAATGCCATCGGGTGTGTGTATCGTTTTAGCATTGTGATGTTTTTCGCCCCTGATTACAGATTCCCTGCGAATTGTTGCACCGTCATTACCAAAAATTTCTTCCCAAGTTTTTCCTTTTTTTGCTAAAGACATTTTTTGTCTTTGGTTTTCTGGAATATTTCTACCTTTTAATTTAGATCTTATTTTATCAATTCTTGCTTGATCATATTTCTGGCCTATTTGATGATTATTGCCAGTTTGTTTTCTAGTTTCTGCAGATTTTTTCAATCTTACGTCAGTTTCTTTTGTAAGACCTTTATTCCAACCGGGTACAGTTTTTGATTTGCCTTTTAGAGCGATTGAAAGATTCTTTTTATGGGATTCAGTAAATATTCGTTTTTTTCCGAGCTGACTCGGAGGCCTAGAATTGATAGTAATATTAGTTAAAATTCCATTAATATCGAATCCCTCTCTACCATATTCTGCGATAAGAAGCTCTTCTTTTTCATATGCATCTATTTCTGATAAATTTTGATAAGCGTATTCTATTAAAGGCAATTTATTTCTTGAAAAAATATCTAAGATTACCGCATCTTTTCTAGGATTATCTGAGTTCTTTTTAATTTTAAAATGAGAGCAGGCTCGTTGTCCTTTGCCTTTTCCTACATAAAATGGTTCTAAGCTATCTGGGTCTAATAGTTTATATACATAATAGATATTCATAATAGTGTCCTTTATCTAATCTATTTATTATACATAACTAAACTGATACATCTTCCATTCCGCTTACCCTAAGACGAATGATATTATTAATTTGATACCCTTTGATATCTAAGGCTTTAATAATACCTAACCACTGGTTACGTAATAATGCAAATTCGTTGACAATTTTTTCAAGATCGACTACGTCTGCTTCACCGTCGACATACTTTTCACAGTCTCTACTGCTCAATGCACGTTGATAGTTTTCTAAATATTTCTTAAATGCTTTGCTGCGTGTTCGACGTAATTCGATGTTGAGGTATTCTAATACCGCTTCGATTTCTTGAAGTTGATTAAATCGATGTTCTACAATACCAGGCAAACTAGCTGATGCTTTTTCAAGGTTGCCATAAACTTTAGTTTCCTTTTTTGCATCAGCTAATTCGTCGTAGTAGTACTCAATGCAATCTGGTAAATGACTTATGTCTTTACTGACTTTTGAGTACCAATTCATTACCAATCCTTATCGTTGTCATCGTCATCTTCGTCGTGATCATTATCATGCTCTTCGAGAACTTCTTCGATCGCATTGTCTAGATGATCATCATTTCCGAGAATCGATTCTAATTCGTCTAAGTCTGTATCATGATTAACCAAATATGTAACATACCGTGCGGCTGCTGCATCTCGATTTTTTTCTGGGATAAACTCTAAAAAGATATCCCAAATATTCATAATATCTTGTTCTTCCATTATTCTGTTTCAGCTTTCTCTAAAGTATCGTCAATGGGAGAAACTAGTTTTTCATCCCATTGTTCCATAATTAGCCTGAGTTTATCCTCACTCCAGTTTTTTCGGAATTCGGCGATAATTTCACCAGTTTCCTTGTCTGTATAAGCTAGCTTATTACCTACTTTAGATAGTACACCCATCTTCTCGAACATATCAACTAACCCCGAGGTTGGCTTCATGCCTGTAGAATATGGAATCTGTACTTGTACTGATTCAAATGGTTTTGCATAACGAGTTTTCATGATCTTGCAAGCTGATCGAATTCCGACAACATCGCTGATCTTATTACCGTTTTCATCTTCTTTTAGTTTAAGCTTCTTCATTGCAACAACAATTGATGATGCATAAATGAAGCCTTGACCGCCGGAAATCTTGTCGTCCGGATCAAACATATCTTGCGAAGCATATGTGTGATTAGTAGCAACAAGACCTACGTTATAACTACCAAACATGTTTACGCAGTTACGAACAAGTGCAGTAAGTGCTTTAGGCTTTCGACCCATATCGCCCTTCATCTCACCTGCTTCGAACTGATTAACGTCAGTCGGAGTTAACAACATTCCGAGAGAATCTACTACAAAGAGAACCTTTGGACGAGTTTCGGGTTCCATAGTCTTGTATTCTTTCATGAACTCCGAAATAGTCTTTGCAACGTCATCGATCATTGCCATGTTCAACTTAAGAAGTTTATCTTCAGAAGTATCTACATCTAACGCCTGCAACCATGCTTCATCGAGTGCATTTTCACTGTCGATTAGAACAACGTAAATGCCTTGTGATTGTGCATGTTTAATGATGTTACCTGAACAGATATATGATTTACCTGCACCAGATTCTCCAGCAAACACTGTAACCTTACCCATCGGAATTCCCTTAAAGAACGACCCTGAAATTAAATAATTTAATGCAAAATTTCCTGTACTGATCCAATCTGTTGGGTCATTAAACCCTATTCCTAGTCCATCAATGGACTTGGTAATGGATTTCCTAAATTTGCTAATGTCGAATGCACGACCAGCCATAATTATTTTTCCTTTTTCTTTTTTTGTGCGGCTCTGCGAGCTTCGGACCATGGTATTCCTTTTCGAGCCGCGCTAATTTTAGCCAGTTCTTCTGGAGTTTTTTTACGGCCGGTCATTGTATTGCGCATTATTTCTGCTTTTGCTTCTGACAAATATTTTTGAGAAGCCCTCATTCTTTCTTTAGTTTCTTCTGAATGAGTTAATCCAATGCGTCCGTTCGATTTACCTGTTTTGGCCTTACTTATCGCCTCACCTCTTTTTTTACCGATTTCCGGATCTTCTTTCCGGCCACAACGTAATGAGTTTGATAGTTTTAATGAATTCAAATGTTCTTCTGTTCGAACTAGAGATTTTGCAGAATTGCTCATTTTTTCTTTGGTTTTATTTGAATGAGTTTTTCCACGCATTCCGGTTATTCCGGCTTTATTATTTTCACTCATTATTTTTCTAGTCAGTGGCCCCGGATTACCTAATCCTTCTCCTCCGTCAGTTCGATTTAATAATATTCCTGTACCTAAATCTTTTCGGCCATACCACTGTATCATTCTTCTTTCTATTGCACATGCTCCAACATCTGTTAAGTTCTGTTCGAGGAATACAATATATTTTCTATTTTTTGGAACTGATATTCTACCGTGAGATTCAAATACTCTATTATTTTTACCTTTACCAATGTAGTAAGGGGTGCCGTTTGATTTCCTAAGATATGCATATACATAATAAATTATCATGTGATTATTTATATCAAATGCTTATCTTATTTACCAAACGGCATCTCCCTAACTTAATTTGATTGCTGCCGTTTGCGAATCATCGCCAAAATATCCTGGGCTCGTGCGCTAGCATCGCTACCAGAAGATGTTTCTACCTTATTATCTGCTTCAAACGGTACATCGTCGTCTGCATCTACAGAAGCAGCCTGTGATGTAGCACGAGTTTGTGCAGGAGTTGAAGCAGGTGTTGATGTGTTTTCACCGGTCTGCGAACCGCTACCGCCCATGCCTGCTGGCTTAAAGTACTGACCCCAACGGTCCATGTCAAATGCTTCCCCGTCTACTGACGCTTCAAACATTTCCTTCATGACCTTGAGTTCAACTTCGCCTGGCTTCTTAGGTAGGAAGTCCTGCAGATTGAACAGACCGTACTGTTCAATGGCAGCCTTTTCTTCGTCAT